GAGGCCACCATCCGGTTCAAAATGGAGTATATTATGAGCGAAAATTCGCAAGCCGACATTACTATTATAGATCGGCCACAAGAAGATGCCGCTGACAAGCAGGCAAAAAATGTTGACATATTGGATTCCTTATTATCCGATAAAGTTATCCAAAAAAGCGTAAAAACAAGCCGCGGTTATTTTACTATCCGTTACCCATCCGGCAAGGATCGCCTGAAAATTGACCAATTTAGGGCGCTGCGCCGCCATGGTATACCAGCCGAATGTTTTGATGACGTTGCAAACACGAATAACAATATCTGGTCTACTCTGGATGTTGCCGTTGTTGACGGGCCGGATTGGTACAAAAAAATCCGAGAAAACAACCCTGTGTGGAGTTGGGAGGAGGGACCGGATGAAGAGCTTATCTTAGAGCTTTACAATCTGGTCTGCACGTTTCGAGGGGAAATTACGGAGAAAATACGAAAGTCTGAATTTGGAAGAATCGCTGAAAGAAGCTCCGTACCAGATGCTGCAACGCCTGTGGGTAATGGAGCATTTTCGGGTCTTACCAACGGACCCCAAGGTTAAGGCGCTTTCAGATGATCAGATAAGCCTCATTATGCTTTATTGGCTGAACAATGATGAGCGGGATATTAAGACCGCGTATTTAGCTTACAAAGAAAAAGAGGCAGAAGCAAAGAGTAAGCCTAGTTTTAAGGCAGATGATTTACGGGATATAGGCTATACCGATGCTGAAATCGAGAAAATAACCAGAGGGCAATAATGGCGGAAATTGGAGTAAGGATAAAAGCCATAGCGGATGTAGACGAAGCGGCATCAAAATTCAGCGCATTGTCGAANGCTATTTCATCCGATAGATTCGGTACTCAACAATCATCTGGACAGGGGAATACCGATTCTCTTTTAAGCGCCCTCCGCAATCAGTTTTTGAAAGATACCGGGATTGGCGGTTATTCCAGGGCTGATGAAATAAGTAAGAAATTTGAAGCTGTATTAAATTCCCTTGAATCATCTGACAAGGCAATGAATAAGTCCATGCTATCCGGCGATCTGGAAGGGACAAAAAATTATGCTGAACTGCATACAAGCCTCCGCAATCAGTTTTTGAAAGATACCCAGTTAGCCGGTTATAAAGACGTGAAACTGGATTCAAAGCCTTTGGAAAACGCCATTGTAAACCTTACCGCAATCATAAACCAGATGATAGCGGAGGGAAAATCAAAAGAGGCGAAAGAATACGGGAATATTCTGAAAGGTTTACAGGGACAATTAAGCTCTGAAAATAACGATGAACAGCGCGAGCGCCTTCAAAGAGAACAGCAGACAAGATTCATACGGGGCATTTCCCGGTTTTTAGGTCAGGGGCAAAATCTTATAGGGCAAGCGGGAGCCGGTAACGCCGTAGGAGGCGCATTGAGCGCGGCGGGCGGCGCTACAGATTTATTTTCGATGATAAAAGGGCTTCCCGCCCCTCTTCTGGCTGGGGCCGGTATTGCCGCCGCCATTGTTGCGGTTGGCGCGGCGGCGAACAAATTATCCGAACAATGGGAAAAAGTTATGCAGCCGTCAATGGGGCTTGCCGCTTCATTGGGGGAATTGGGAGATGATGCCAAGAAAAACAGCGCCGCCTTTAAGGAGGTATTCAGCCGGGCAACCGACTCAAATGTCCTGCATGGATACAAAAACGAAGAGGGATTACAGCTTGCCAATGAATTATCAAAAATGGGTGTCCGTTCCAAGAATGTGTATCAGGCGGAATCTCAAGTTTTCGGATACCAGAGGGCAACCGATGCGGACCGGGGGCTTTTATCCAGGGCGGTAGGATATTCCCAAAGATACCGGGCCGGTGAAAATGTCCTGGGCTATGCCTATGGCGGATTGAAAGAATCCGGTATGCAATCCGGGCAGTATCAGGAATACCTAAACGCAACATTGCGGGTTTTTGAGGAAGGGCTTTCAAAGGGCGTAGTAAAAGGATTCGCCGAAATTACCCGTACCCAGAATATGCTTGCCCAGATAGGCGATGCCTGGAAGGGTGAGGCCGGTATGGAACGGCGGCAAAATATCAGCAGCGCAATAGAAGGTTCTTATCATCTTCAAAGTGATTATGACGTAATGATGTACCGGGCGGCACAAGCCATGACCGGATCAAACGATTACGGGGTTATTGCTAAGGTTTTAGACCAAGGAATAGATGCAACTGATAACCGTGGGAAGTCAATACTTTCATATTATGGCGATGTACTGAAAGAAACCATCGGAGAGGGCAACAGGCAATCCGGTGTTATGACCACCATGAAAGATTTTAACCTTACATATACGGCTGCGGAACAATTATACGATGCTATTATGAGCGGAAGCATAGATCAGGCAAAAAGTATATTGCAAGAACCGGATAGTAAAGGTGTCCAGACAACAGAAGAAAAATTGTTGTCAACAACCGAACTGATAAGGCGGGATTTAGCCGAAATAGGCACAAATTTTATAGGGGCAAAAACAGAAGTAGTATCCGGGCTGGAAAAGATAATCGGGCTTATGGCAGGGAATAAAGCGTTTGCATCTTCATCTGTAAGGACAATGGATGTAATGGCAGATATAGGCGCAACCGGGGAACGTCAGAGGAATATTACAAAAGCATTTGAAAAAGCATATAAAAAAGAAAACCAACCGGACTTAGACGAAAATGGGCTGGGAGATTATGGGGAAAATGCAAAGAGAATACAGGATGCTATGGAAGGGCTGCCAGAAGGGGCTAAATATTTCCTTGCACAACACCCGAACAATGCTATTTTCACTACTCTTGACAGGTTTAAGAAGGCAGAAGATTTTACACCCGAAAATACCCAGCAAGCCATAGCCGCGATTGATCTGGTGAGAAGCGTAGTCGCCGCACAAACACCGGAAAGCATGAGGCAAAATTATTTTAATGAGGTAGCATCATCAATTCCACAAAACAGCAATACAAGAAAGGATGATGAATTAAGATATATTTTGACTAATTATTCGCATCTTATCCCTGATAATGCTATGTACGCTATTGAAAGTTTTCGCACCCCTTCATCACCCGGTGGTGCAACAATATCAAGTACCGATGTTCACGGTCCCAATACATCCGAAGTGGCATTGTTAATTCGGACACTCCAGAGTTTTGCAGCAAGTATACCGGAATTGGCGGATGCGCTCCGGGAAGCCAGTACCGTAGTAATCCGGGAGGAACGCTAAATGGAAACCGGATATAGAATCCCAAGAATAAGGGTTATAATAAAGAGGCCGAATTGGAAAAAGACGGACAGCCTTGAAGAATTTACGATTGTTACATTTGATTATTCCCCATGTTCAGATGAAGATAAATCAAAAGCTGGGGCATGGTGGAAAGATGCCAAAGATTATAATGCAAAATCAGATGGACTTTTATCATATACTTATTCAGAATCCAGAAAGGATGTTGATTCCGCTTTTACGCTTTCTATAACGCCGGAACAGGACAAAAACAAACTGACATGGGCCGATAAAATAGCGCAATGGGATATTGTTTTCATAGAAGAATTTAATAAAATTCGTTATGTAGGTATTGTACATAAAATACGTTACTCTACACGCATAGGCGAAAATGGGCCGGAACGTACAATATCCGTAGAGGGTAATGGATTCGGCGAATTATTAAAGCGATTTCAGCTTGTGCTTGATACTAAATTATTTATTCAGGCTCCCGCAGAAATAGAAGATTTACGGGCTAAAAGTGAATTTATTACCGAGGGTGATAAATCACTCGAAGGCGCAATCACTTTTTATTATGAGCATTTCAAAAAATTGATTTCAGAGAGGGGCGCTGGGGAACAATCTGTATTAAAACACATAATCGAAAAATATGTAGTTTTTGATGTGGATAAAAATTGCAAAACATTTCTTCCAATATGCCAAAACCTGTATCAAATGGGGGTAAATACAATCTGGGATATTTTGCGGAAAATCGTGCCGGAACCTATGTATGAACTTTTTGGAAGATGGGATACCAAGAAAAATAAATATGTAATAATTGCCCGGCAATGCCCATATAAGGTAGACGATTGGAAATCGCTGCCGATTCATAAAATTAAACCGGTTACTCTAAAAGAGGCAAATATCGGGCGCGATGATTCCGATGTGTACACGGTCTATTATGCCACGGCCCCATCATTCGGTTACACAAATAATATGGTCATGGTTGTGGATAATCTTCATAAAAATATAAAAATAGATGATGACCGGTGGAAAAAATACGGATACCAGCCGTTAAGCGTTGAACTGTCATTTCTTAAACGTGATGATATACAGCCTAACAATGTGGAGGATGCTCTGGTTAAAATCGGGGAACTGCTGGCAAGCTGGTATGAAAATAACGATCAATATTTAGCTGGTGTTTTATCAGTTATAAGCTATGAAGATAATAATGCGACTTACCCAACGGTCGGAAACAGGCTGAATTCTTTGGGTGGAGAATTTTATATAGATGAAATCAAGCGGCGCTGGACTTATGGGAATTCGCCTACATCAGACATAAATGTCATAAGAGGTGGGCGGTATTCAGATGACGGTAAATTTATGGGAACAATCCCGGAATTAAGCAACCGCTTAAATGAGATTGCTGCTTAAAGGGTGCAGAAATGGGAAAAACGATAGTAATTAGCAGGGGAAATAAAACAATTCCTAAACAGAATTTATATCATAACCCTAATGACCCTGTACGTTTCGGCACATGGTGTAAGGTACTAAAGCGGTATTCAGATGATCATACGGTAGACGTTGAAACCGCAGAGGGTTTTCGCGTTACACGGGTTCCGGTAACAAGCCGGGAATGGGTAACGCTAGATGATCCAACCCTGGGAGAGCGCAACCTTCCACCGGAAGGGGCTATTGTTTTTATGTTCATGCCAACAGGCGGGATAGATAATGCCTTTATTTTTGGCGGGTGTTTCTTGCCGTCATTCGATAAGCATGTAAGCGAATTTCTTGTGAAAGGGAAAGAAGATGAAGAATTTGCAAAAACAGAGGGAAACTGGCAGCGCACATTTGATAAAAAAACCGGCGATATTGAAATTATCGGAACTGATGATAACGATAAAAAACTGACTATAACTATAAAGAAAAGCAATAAAAAAATCCAAATAACAGATTGGAACGATAATGACATTGTTATTGATGAGAACGGTACAAAACTAACCGACACAAAAGGAAATAAAGCCATTACCGATAATAACGGAATGAAGGTGGAGGATAAAAACAGGAATAAAGCAACGCTGGATTCTGCTGGAATGAAAGTTGAAGATAAAACCGGCAACAATCTGACTATGACATCCAGCGGTGTAAAATTGGAAGCAAAATCACTTCTTGAATTGATAGGGAAGCTGATTAAAGCAGGTGGAACCGCTATACCTAACGGGCAGGGCGGATGGTGCGCTATTTCCGTGTGTCCTTATGCTGGAATACCCCATGTTGGGGACACATTATCTGGAGGTTAATCTTGATGCCGCTGATACCCGCTGATTTGGAAAAAAATATTAAAGATTATTGGCTCACAGTATGGGAAAAGAAGAAAAACCCAGATACGGGAGATGAATATATCAGCTTAAAAAAGACATACAAGGATTTAACCGAAGGTTTAGGGGATGTTATTGTAAATTATATAAAGGACAATGCTGATGTAACTTCTCCTTGGGCCGCTACATACGTTCCGCCGTCCGGTGGTTCAGTGCCAGACCCATTAATACTTATAACATATACCATTGCCCTGAAAAACGGTTACGAAAAATTTAAGGGAGGAAATAAATCTGTATTATGGGCGGAAAATCTGAATAAGTTGTTGCGCGGAGCGTTTGAACTTAATCTTCCCGCATTATTCAGCCCCGCAAAACATTCATTTAATCCCATGGGAACGGTTGTAGTACCGCCCCCTACACTGGATTATGATCAAAATTGGAAATCATTTTCGGTTTCTGTTTGCACCACGTTCAAACAGAGTTATGTAAATCCTACGCAGTATTCTGGGACTCATAGTGTACCTGGTACTCCGTTTTCCGGGGCAACTACCGGTATGACCATAGTATAGGGGACAATAATGCGGGAAGAGACATTACTTTTTAAGGATGTGTGGAAACTTTCATTTCTCATAGAAATTCTGTACGATGGCGGCGGCATGGAGAGCTTTACCTTTTCACTGCCCCCCAAAGGAATAGAGATAACAATTCCCCAGAGAGTCGCCGAAACAAAAACTTTTGGTGGTGTTTTTATTGACGATTATGGGCTTGACATAGGAAAAATCCATTTGTCAGGTACAACCGGGAACGAAGCTATAAAAATAATACATCGAAACGAAGGCGATATATGGCTTAATGGCAAAGATGAGATTTTTTATATACGGGATAAAATTATTCGTTATAAGGCAGGCGAAAAATGGGGAAGAGGGGAAAAACCCGCAAAAATCAATCTGTATAATCTTGGTTCTAATGATAACAGGATGAAAAGTGGTACAAAATCAGCCGCTTTGGACGCTTGGGAAGTCGTACTAAAAGATTTCAAGATTACCCAGAGTAGCGATACCCCATTATTCTATAATTACTCCATTGATTTTACCGCCATACGTCTGATAGGAGAGAGTAAAGTAAATAGTCGAAAAGCCCCTTTCTTATGGAAACTTACAGATATTAAATTCTTTGAAAAAATACTAAATGCGTTGGAAAAATTTTATGGGTGGAGTGAAAACGTAAAAGACGCAGTTGAAGATTTTAGAAGTAATATACTTGGGTATGCTCATGCGGTAGAACAATATTTAGTAATGGCAAATGGGTTTATCACCGGCTCTTTCGACAATTATATGTCCCTTGCTGATGGAACAGCCTATGACATAGTTGATCTTTATAATACGTTCAAAAGAATCAGCATGGCCCCAGCGGATGCCGCGTTAAAAATGGTGGAATCTGCCGGCAGGATAAGGGCGGGTATAGACGCTGTTATTGCAATGGTTGAAGATTCCAAAACATTACCGGAACAATGGAGTGATAGATACGGTAGTGTTGGTAAAGCCATTGATAGCGAAATACAAGCGTATAAAAATTATTTTGAAGATAATATGCAGGAATTGGAAAATGCTGTCAATGATGAGTATGCGAAATCGGCAAGTGGCGCAAACCCAGAAATAATCGTTGTACCCAATGACGGTACAAGTCCCGGCCCAGGAGGGGATAATGAAGAATCGTCAGATTCTTCTATAACTGACAGATCAATTACATCTATGATTTCTTACGGATATTTACGGCATATTGCAACCAGCGAAACCACACTTGAAAAATTAGCCGATTTTTACCTAAAAGACCCTGACAAGGCTCAAATGCTGGCAATTATTAACGGCATTACCGGCGATGATGAAATTAACCCCGGTGATCAGATTAAGATTCCGATTTTATCAGAGACTTCATTAAATACGCTTAATCATATTTTCGGTTCTGTAAATAACCGGGATGCGCTGGGAATTGATATTGCGATAGACAATGGGGTAATTGTAATAGGGCCTAACGGCGATATTGTAGAAAAAACTGACTACGAAAATATGAACCAGGCAATAGGTTTAAGATTATCAGAAAGCATAGGAAACCGCATCCGCCTTAATACATACGGAATTAGAAATGTTGCCGGTATTCCCGATTCGGTGGCAATGGCTTATATAACTGTTTCCATAAAAGATACTGTCATGCAGGACCCAAGAGTAGAGAGGGTAGAAAATCTTTATTTCAAAGGAATCGGAGATGCAATTTTTGTTTCATTCGATTATTACACCTATGACGGTGTGGTGCGAAGATACGAGGGAGGATTATAATGTACCAAAAATCGTATAGAGAAATTTTTGAGTCCATGCGGAATTATATAATTTCTCACCAAAAAAAAGTAACAGACTTTAACGAAGGCTCTGTTGTTTTATCTTTTGTTGAAGCCCCATCCCGTGAAATAGCAGCCCTTTATATAAAAACGGTTTCAAATATCGAATTATACGCTAAAGGTATGGCTTTTGCACAATTCGATTTTGAAAAAAAAGACGGGCTGGCGGCAAGCGGTTCAGTGCGTTTTTACAGAAAAGCCGCAAGCTCTATTGAGGTTAAAATACCCGCAGGGGCGGCGAAAATAAGCACGGCGGATGGGCTACAATTTGAGACAACCGCCGAAGGTAAAATTGCGGCTGGGGCCACGGTTTCCGGTTTTGTTCCAGCGTCATGTACCAAGATCGGGGATATTGGCAATGTTGGGATTGGCAAAATAAATACCATCGTCAATTCATTGTACGGAGTGGACACCGTAAAGAATGATGCCGTATTTACCGGTGGAGTAAACCAAGAAACCGATGAGGAATACAGCGCCAGATTTTCTGAATTTATTATCGGAATGGGAAAATCGTCTGTATCCGGGGTACGGGCAACGGCATTATCAATAAACGGAGTACGGTCTGTCAGCCTGGTAGAGCATTTTCCGGCGCAAAGTGGATATAACTTTACCCTTTATGCCGAAAACGGCAGCGGAGGTCTACCCGCCGCGATTAAAACGGTGCTTGAAGAGGTTATTGTTGGTAATGACAAGGTTGAAGGGGTACGGGCCTGCGGGGTGAACGCCCGTATACTTGCCCCGCAAATTGTAACCATGAANATATNATTGCTTTTCAAAGTTGACGGGACAATACCAGCGGGACACATTGAAGAGGCAATTAAAACAAAAATTATTAACTATATGAATTCCCTAAAAATCGGACAGCCTTATGACAAAAAATTTGTGTATAACATTGCCATGAAGCAACCGGGTGTTTTTGACATAATGACATTAACCCCTGAAAAATTAGTACCAACAAAATCACAGATTATCCGCCCCGGTACTATTACGGTAGAGGGAGTATAAGCAATGGGTATGAAAGCATCGGAAAAAATCAACAGTTTAATGCCAGCCGCCCTCGATAAAGACGATGAATTCTACAAGGCTTTTTTTGCGGATGAAGAAAAAGACAGCGGGGCGCTGACTAATGAAATCAAAGATGCTATCGAATTTATAAATTACTATACCAGAACCCAAAAAGTAGATAATGCCCATACTTCCCTGCTTGAATTTATTGTTTCCATATTTGCCGGGCTTTATAGGCGTTATGATGAACCTGACAGCTATTTAAGAAAACGATATAAAGCCTTGATTGAACGTAAAGGGTACTACTTATTGTGGAATGGGAAAAAATCTATAAAGAGCGTTTTCTCATATTTCTTCCCAGAAAAGGATATTAACCTGATTGAACGGTATCCCGTAAATAACCTAGTTTCAAACGGCAATTTTGAAACCCTTGAATCATGGATTTATAATGAAGCTGATACCGAATTCAGGCTCATTTATTCCAGGAGCTTTGAGGGTGGTTCCGCCTTGTATATAAACCCGCAAGGGGCCAATAGTACAGGATACATAGAACAGCAAATTCCGTCTGTATCTTCCGGCATGTATGAGCTTCTATTTTTCTTTTCCAGCCCGAAAAAGGGAATAGGTGATGTTCAATTCTCAATTCGGGATGGATCAGGAAAATACTGGAACGGTACATCATGGGTGAGTACAGCTTATAATTTCTACGAAAAAGCAGAGGTAGACACATCAGGATATTATAAACCAATACAAAAAACGGTAACTATTTCAGCAACGTCAAATATTAGTATCCGTTTCAAAAACGTGAACGGCAACGGCGTTCTTATAGATTCGGTACGTTTTGGAAAAATATCAGAACCGACATTCAGGGTCTACATAACGGCAGAACCAGAATTATATTTTGACGGTACTGTATATGCTGACAAAAAATATAATTTCAGCGGATTTAAGCAATACCACATACAATCCGATATGGACGAAATACTACAGAAAATTAAACCAGCCGGGGTATATGCGGAAATGACCATGCTGTCAAGCCGCTTAAACATTCCGTGGGACAGGGTTTTATTAAGTTGGGAAACCGTTATTAAGACAAGCTGGCATTTGTTATTTGACGGTACGCAGAATTTCAATCATGGCGGATATTACTATATCAATTTATATTTTGACGGTTCGATTAAAGCCAATTCGGAATACCTGTTTGACGGTAAAAAAATGATCAGGGAAACAAGACCAAATGATCTACTGGCAGGGCAGCCGCTTTACTTCAATAAAAGAAAATACACCCGAAATTCACGGGTGCGATTAGAACGCAAGCTATATTTTGATGGGCGGGTTGGCGCTAATGGCAAATTCAATTTTAACGGCGAAGTTATAGGTATTAAAGTTGGTTATACCGTATGCCGGGTAACTAAAAAAGTAACAAAAGAACTGATCGGGCAAGCCATATTTGATGGTTTATGGGCGTTCAATGGAGAACTTAATTCTGACGGTAAATTCAGATATTACCAAAGTGATACTGAAACATATTTAGTAAATGATAGGGGGGCATAAATTATGGCTGCGGTTGAAACCAGAAACCTAAAGGCGATGATAGCGGCGCAAGCAATATCACCGACAACGGCTAGGACAATCGGGAAAATCGGATTCGGCGAAGGTTCGGAACTTCCCACGCCGGATGATACAAAATTGACCAATCCATACATAAAAAGCGTTATGGGGTCGGTGGTAAATTCGGACAATTCTATCACCTTCAAGTACACGCTGGATTATGGAGAGGCAAACGGGAAGATAATAAAAGAAATTGGCCTGTACTGTAATGACGGGCAAACTTTAGTAGCACGGGAGGTCAAGGATACTGTTGTTAAAGATATGGATACCGCCGTTGACGGTTCTATGACAATTATTTTATAGGAGGTAGCCAAAAATGGCTTACATCACCGAATCTGCCGTATGGGGTGCGGGAATCTACCAGATAGAAACCGTTGACCCAATAAGCGGCGGTCCCAATGGGATTATCAATCTCCCAATGAAAGAAGTAGCAAACCGGCTCAAGTACCTAAAAGATTATGCTGACGAAGTAAAGAGCGCCAGNGGAAGCTACACAAACTTAAAGAATCGACTTGATTCNTTGACCCCCATAGATGAGGGAAACCAAAACGCGATTAACGGAATGTTGCTGGAAGTAATAAGCTCTGCCGGACTTGCCAATAAGGAAATCCAAAAAGAGCGTACACAGCGGAAACAGACCGGCCTTATTGTTGTTGATAACAAGGGGGTAATATCAGGGTGTACTGTAACAAAATCTACCACGGCGACAAGAAATCTTTCATGCGCCTTGGGAACGGTTTTTGCTAAAGGACAGGTATTTCCGTTTTTTGGGGAAGTGAACGGGGCAGCCGTTCCCAGCAATGACAGCCAATCGGCACAGACTTGTTATGCGTATTTGTACTTTCAAGAAGATGGAAGTATTGACTTTGCCATTACGCCATTCGGAGAAACCGTACCTTCCGGGGGGATACCTCTGTACCTGGTAACGGTTCCGGCAGGGAATAATGGGCAAAACGATCCGAATCTGGCAAGCGTTACCTTGTCCAGTGTGCGCCGTATTGAAGAAAATTTCCCCAAGTATTACAGCAACCCGCTTTATGTAAATGTGGTACTTCCCTTTGCACTGCCCGATGCCAACTACGCTATCAGCCTTGACATGGTGAGCGTTACCGGTTCCGGGTATCAGAGGGGAGAAATCTATCCTATGGATCGCAATATTAACGGCTTCAAAATCTACTATGACGGCGTTGCTGATGATTTGATGATTCGTTGGGAAATTTCCAAGCCTGGACTATAGGAGGTAATTATGCAGGTTTTTTACGTTCCTGGCGGTTCGGAGGACTCGAAATACGCGAGCTATACTCTGAATGAAAAGAAAATGAAACTTACCGTGGAAAACATCACCATTGACCTTGAAAAATCCGTTTTGGATGATAGCAAGAATGTTATCAACATTACCCGTAGCTGTTGTGATGGGTCTTGTGTTCTGGGTCTGGAAGGTAAGGCGGGGTATGTGGCGGACATCGAAATTCCGCCAAGGCAATTTGAATACGAAACTACCGGCGAAGGTGAAGATGAGAAAACGGTAAAAATTCCGATTCCCCTTGACCTGAATACCGTTGTTTTGAATCTCTGGCCGTATGGTACAGAAGAAAAATCCGATAAGGAAGGAGAAAAATAAAATGCCCGTAATTTTCACAAAAGACCAACTTCGTTTTTCTGTTGAATCAGCAACTGGCGGACAGCAAACCGTATTGTACGATGATAAGGGGTATCCCACTATCGTACAAATTATTCCCAAATTCAATATTGAGGATGTTGCCCCCTCCCTGGGTTCCGGCGTTCACCCCGCCTTTATTGTTGGCGGTGTTGAAAAGCCTTACATCTACATTGCGGTTTATCCCGCTGCGGTAATGGATGACAGGGCGGTATCAATGGCCGGACTCNCNCCGANAAATTACGTTNCCTATGACCAGGCAAAACAATACTGTACATCCAAAGGCGCTGGTTGGCATCTTATGACCAACTGGGAATGGGCGGCTATCGTTTTGTGGTGTATAAAGAATGGGTTCCAGCCCAGAGGAAACAC